ATTAGAATCATTTTTATCAAATTGTACAAGATTAGAATTTTCTACATCAAGAGCTTCTAGAGGAACACCCATTCTGTTTCTCTTTGGTAAAAAGAGATCATTATTTACATAACCTTCTCTATTTTCCCACTCACGTGCACCTAAGCAAGCATTAATATAACCAGTGCCTGAACAAATTTTTGCAGCCTTTATCATAAAGTCTTCAATTGTATTTGCCTCAATAGCATCAAGCTCATCTCTTTTACCAACAACTTCAGCTAAGAAAACCATTGCTTTCAAAACTTCAGTATCACGGCTAATTTCATTACCATTTGCTAATGTAGCATCTTTAAATGGATATGGAGAAAATCTTACTCTACCAACTTGACCTTCATAACGTGGTCCGTTTACATCATTAACATCTTTAAGAAAACCATTAAATTCTCCATCAATAGGTTCACTTTCTACATGTAATGTAATATTATATGCATTTACATCATATGGTGTTTGATCAAATGTTATAGAATTAATTTTTACTTTTTGATTTCCTGTTCCAATTACTGGTTTAGTTCCACCTGATCCGGTAGACATGTCTTTAGTACTTAACATAATTTACTTTTTTTAATTATTAGTTTATTTGTTGTATTCTTCAATACAACTTGTTACAAATTGCAGGTCATTTTTGATAAATCTATCTTCAAACATACCCATTGGTGATTTACATGTGTTCTCTCCATTGTTTTGAGTTTCAAAACCATATTCAAGTTCACCATCATCATTTTTATTTACTTTTCCAAATAAAACAATTGAGAATAAGCCTTCCAAAGTTAAAGTGTTGTCAATCATTTTGCCAACAGTTTTAGCTTTAATTTTTCTATTCCCATTAATATCAGTTGACTCTTCTGAGTGAGTTAAGAAAATAATAGTTAAGTCATCTCTGAGATCTTTAGGTAGCTTAGCAACTTGTGCTAAGTTAGCTGCAATCTGAGTAAACTTATCATACCCTTTTTCATTAGCTCTATCAAAATATTCAAAAGAACTCATATATTGCCAATCATCAACAACAATAGTTTTGATATGGCCCATTTTATCATTTACATGACGCATTGCCTTAATAATACCCGGAGCTGTAGCAGCTGAGGTAAGATTACCTTTAGGATTATCTTTAGTTATCTGAGTATACTTACTCTTCCAACCTTTAAAAGGTAGAGGTTTATTTGCTATGTTTATAATGAAAGTCTCTTTGGGATCTAATGTTCTGATTGAGGTTGACTTTCCTGTACCTGAATCAGCAATTACTAATACGCTGTTTGCCATGATTTATTTATTGAATTTATTGATTACTTTAGTTAATGTGATTAATGTTTGATTAATTTCTTCTAGTTTATCTATAAGTGCAGTATTAGCACCTGCATCAGGATTTGGTAAATCAAATAATGTTTTACCTATATCTGATACAAACTTTGGTTCTTCTATAACAGAATTACCTCTTGAAGTTATATCATTAATAACTTTTAATTCACTTACAGGTATAAGATGCCTTTGAAACCCTGAACTTGAAGTAACTAATTCATATTCTGATTTCCAATGCGGATTAGTTCTATGCAAATATAATGTTCTTTTTGGATCTTCAGATTCATAATCTATACTTACAAATTCAGTGTAAATGTCTTTATCTTTCTCTAGCTCACTAGGAAAGAATGATACATATAAATCATCTTTTCCAGATGGTCTATATGCCATCTTAGGTATATATAGAGAATTAATTATTCCCATAGTTTGGAAGTAATCCTCATGTTCTTCTCTGAGGGCTGCTACCTTTTGCTTTCTTTCTTGAGGTGTTAGTCCCATTCTTTTTTTATTATTTAAGTTTTTAGTATTTATCATCTGCGTTCTTGTTGTCCAGGAGTAGGCATTTCTGCAATCTGCATCTTTTCAAATTCTGCTTTGAAAAAACTCATTCTTGCATCACCATTTCTAGCTTTTAAGAAATGCAACACCAATGTCCTATCATTTTCTATTATATATCTATCAGGCCCATAATACCTAATCTTTTGTTTAGCCGGGCGGTTGATACCAATTAACATATCTGCATGCTGAAGCATTGCATCTGAACCAAATATATCTGACTCAAGAATATAATTACCATACTTACCATCAATTGCTCTATCAGGGTTATCAATATTTCTATTAAGTTGTGATAGTGCAATAAATAAACAAGGATAATCTCTCTTACATTGTGTAAAAAACTCACCTAATTCAAATAACATATCTAATGAATTGTTTTGATAAGGTGCTCTTTTTACAAGCATTGTATGATCTAATGTAATTATAGTTTTCTTCCCTTGATGTTTAGTCATATACTGATCAATTTGCTCACGCATTTGATTAACAGTCAGGGGTGTTGATATAATATCTACAGGATACTTTACTCTTTCTTTAGCATACTGATGGCATGTATTTAATGCTTCAGTACTTAAGACAGATCCAGCACTACATAATTCTTTATATGTTTTACCGGTTATAGAACTAAATTCTCTAATAGCTGATGTTCTACCAACCATTTCAAATTGAAATTCAAGAACTCTGAAATCATCATTAGGATTAAGCATAAATGATTCACGTATAATCTGATCTTTAATAAGAGTTTTACCTGAACCAGGTCTACCACCAATAACAGTTAGTGTGTTCCATTCTAAGCCATCAGTAGCTGCATCATTAAATTTAGGCCAAGGAGTATAAATAGATTTCTCTTCTCCTGTTGACCTAGCATACATATATTTTAGTGCATCATTGAAGGCTGTGTATTGGCCCACCCATGCTGGTGTTGGTTTACCCATATTATTTATTTAATTGGTTATACTACATTTTCTTTAAAGTGATCTTCTTCTGTACTTACACCTTCTACTATCATATCACAATAGTCAGCTAAAGTAGAGTGTTTGACCCTGTGTTTATCTTGCTTACATATAAAGTATTGACTTGTCTGCATATACATATAGCCTGCATCTCTATACTCATTTACATACATCTTAGTAGCTTTTTGTACTTCATCCCATGTATGATCATATGTTTCAAAGAACCATCTAAATGCTTCTCCTAAAGCTTTGACATTATTTCTTGCCGGTTTACCGCTTGGTAATTTTTTAGCAGGAAACACTTCTCTATAGTTATTTATCCTTTCTACAAAGTCTTTACCCATTAATTGAATATCAGTCTTTTTCTTAGCTTTAATAAAATAACTGTCTAGAGTAGCACAAATTACTTTGGCTTTATCTGTCATTATATATTGGTCTTCTTTTATTTCTAGAAAACCTTTTTTTACAAGCGCTTCTCTATCCTTTGCTACTGCCTCTGGTAAGGAGATTTTTTGCTTCATACCAAATAGGATCAAGCTCTGGTTTGGAGTCAGGTTTGCTTTCAGTATTTTCTGAAATAGTTCCCACATATTTTTCTAAGTGTTTTAAAGTGTTATCATGAGCATCCATAACTTTTTTATCATTACTGAAAAATCCATTATCTATCATTTTACATGAATTAATAACAGTTGCATGGTTGCGTTTTAAAAATTTACCTATACTAGTCTTACTGTGACCCTCTTTGTGAGCTAAGTAAGACATGACTTGTACATATACAAGATAATCTCTAAGTCTAGTTCTATGTTGTAGACTTTTAATTCTGCTAAATCTTGGTTCATTTTCATGAAGAGCTGCTAAAGCACTATCATGGAATATACCCAATGGAATTCTTTTATTCTTTTCTTGAGGAGTGTAAATATACAATTTTACCCCATAGGTTGTGTAAAAAGATTTTTTAAATTCAGCAATATCTTGCTTCTGGTTAAGGTCCTGGTTATTAGCCATTTATATTATAATTTAAGGTTATCAAAGGTAATAAAATCTACCATTCTATGCAAGTTTTCCCTTGCTTTTCTAGTTCTAGATTAGCTTTATTGAAAACGTCATTACAGTCCCATTCTCCACCTCTATATGCAGCTGATGCAGGGTGAGAACATTTTAAAATTTTACAGTTTGGAATTAAAGTCTGCCATTGCTCTGCCTTTTTACCCATAAGTATAAACACTGTGTTTTTGTTGTGTCTATTTATATTATCAAAGATATATTCAGTAAAGCTTTTCCATATACCATAGTGAGAACCAATTTTATTTATCTCACATGTAAATGCTGTATTAATTAGCAGTACACCTTGGTTGGACCAACGTCTTAAGTCACATTCTTCTGGTGTATACATAACTCTACCTGTTTTAGTAAAATCACCAACTGTTTGCTTTAGTATATATTGCAAAGACTTTTCAGCTTTACCTTTTCTACTACAGCTAAATGCAATTCCGTCAGCTACACCTAGTTGTGGGT